GAACAGTCCTTCGGACTGGTAGAAGTTTCACTCCAGGTCCGGAGGACCTGTTCAGAGCGAAGCGAAATAAGAAGCTTTGCTTAGAACAGTCCTTCGGACTGGTAGAAGTTTCACTCCAGGTCCTTCGAACTGGTAGAATTTTATAATTTAATGTTAAGATGAGTACACCAAATGTTTCTGCTGAAAAAGAGTACAACCGAGTCAAAAGTCTTATTGCAAATATCAACAAGGCGAACCGAGAGAATGAGCAAAGACTCCGAGACTACCACAACAAAATGTCTACAGTCAACCAGAGAATACCGGGTATACCGCGTGAAGTTGGTCAACAGCGGGCAAGAGAGAGGAATCGAATTCGACTTGCTATAGGTCGTACACAAAACAATATTAACAAAAGATTGAATAGAGGTATTGCTTTGTATAAAAGGTTAAATGCAGCAAGACTCGCTCTTCGTCAGAAGCACATGCTCGCCAACCCTACAGCCAATGCAGTCTATAACCAGATTGTCGCACAAGCAAAACAATATTTTTAATTAGACAATAACATATGCAACTGCATTTCCTGAACTTGCGTCAAGTCCGGTGAAGTTTCCAATTGGTCCAGTTCTATTTTTTGTCAAATCCTCTTGAAGAAACCCAACCCACGGATTCTCCCGAACCTGTGAGTTTGGCTCCATTTCCCTAAAAACATCATACTGATTGTCATACGCGTGGACAGACTGTGAAATCTGCGGGGGACAAGACGTCTTTACACTCTTGACGGCAATATAAACAAGATATGCAACAAGACCTATTGCAAATAATGTAATTATTAACATATTTATATTGTATACTGAGAATAAAGTTACTCTTCCTTGACTGTGTCTAGGACCTGTTGGATCTTGGCCTCGGTCTCGATGCGGCGCTCCTCGATGATGGCCGCCACCTTGTCATCCGCCATCTTGACGAGCTCCTCGATTGTCTTGTCTGGAAACTCCTTTTTGAGGTCCTCGAGGATTTCCGCGGGGTGGGGAATTGGAGGGACATCTGGCTTTGTGTAGTACTTTGAGTTTTCGTCCGATGGGTCAATGAATGGAAACTCCCCGGGAAGAGGCTTGGCCACAGAGTCGCGCTTGCGCTTCTCAAACATAGCCGCGGCAGCCGCCTGATTCTCACGGTACTTGGTCATAATCTCCTCGAGCTTCTCATTCTGGTAGTGAACATCCTCAATCTGGTCACGATCGGGAGGAATCAGGAGCCACTTGTACATATCTACAACATAAATGTCAACAATTGCATCCTCCTTCTGAAGACGCTTGGCGTGATTCGAAGCCTCATCACGAGTCGGAAAACAACCACGAATCTTCATGCCAAGCTTCTCATTCCGCTGTGGCTGGTCCGGGCCAACAAATGAAATACAGGCAAACAGCTGTCCGGGAACAGTCAGGTAGTCCTGCTCAAGGGTAGCCATCTATCAGTACAGGACCAGGATTCTTTAAGTGTTTACCACCTAAAGACAACAAGACCGACAAACCTAATGGAGGAGCTACGCAGACTGCATAACAAATGCAAACGGAATTTAATTTTGAATTGGGTAACCCCTGGGAGTCATGTTCTTGACTGTGGGTGTGGAAGAGGAGGTGACATCCACAAGTGGAATTCCATTCCAAAATTGAAAATTACTGCAGTAGACCCCGATGAAGCCTCGCTCACAGAGGCCCAGAACAGGGCCATAGAGTCAAAGGTGGGCGTATGGTTCCTCCCACCAGGAGATATCCATATGGGGTCCAAGTGGGGACCATACGACGTCGTGTGCTACAACTTTTCACTACACTACATATTCGAAACACCCGAAATATACGCGAGTTCTGTACTTGCAATTTCCAGATCTGTAAAGACTGGTGGTAAACTGATCGGGATTACACCGGACAAGACAAGGGTACTTTCAGTTTTGAATTCTAAAACAAAATTTGTAGACAGACTAGGGAACAGTATCGAGCTGCGCGGAGACAGGCTGATGGTCAACCTAACCGGTGGGCCGTTTTATGCAGATGGTGGCAGGGAGGAACCAATTTTAGACCCGAATGTGCTCATCGATTCCCTTCAGAGTAAAGGGTTCAAGATGCTCGTGTGGGAACCAATGCTCCAGACCCCAAACGGACTTGTGTCAGACATTTACTCTCAATTTGTTTTTGTAAAGCAATACTAGATGAGTGGCTATGGACTCTTAATACTGGGTGTTCTAGTGGCTGTGTTTGCTGATGTCGTATCATTGACAAGTGATCCTCCCATGTTGACAGAGATCAAGCGGAGATACAAGCTAATTCAAGGGGGACTTCCGCACGAGGACAGGTGGAAGCTAATTTGTAACAAAAATGCAATAATCACAGGCACTGACAGGCACAGTGGTATTGTTGGGTCGAATGTGAACAAGGGGTACGAAATCTATATCTGCCTGGATGGGGAGGATATAGAGTCGGCGATGTATGTTTTTCTGCACGAGCTCGCGCATTTGACTGTGACCGAGTACGATCACACCCAGCGTTTTTGGGACAACTTTCGAGATCTGCGTGTTATATGTACATCACTTGGTGTGTACAAACCCGTCGGTCTGAAAGAGTATTGTGGGGAAAGGGTGGAGGATGAAAGCCAATCGGGTTCGAAGAACCCAAATGTAAAAGAGTGAGGCTCCGCTTTCACAACTCCTGCGGAGTTGGTCTAATTCACTTCACGACATATTGTTTAGCAAAAAAGAAAATGAGTGCGGCGATGAGAGCTGTGACAGCCATCCCCGTCATTGTGAGGTCACCCGCCTCATTCAGGAAGTTTGGTATCATGGCGATGAGTTTAGTCTGCACTGGTTTGGAGAATGCAATTACAGCAACGACACCGGCGATGGCAGCCTGGAACTGCTCCTCTGTGAGGCCAAAAGGATTGTTTGACTTGGACTTTTTGCCCTCGCCCGAATCGTCGCTTCGGTGGGTTGGTTTATTTCCATGTTGTGTCCGTGGTGGTCCCATCATCTCATCTTGGATCATCTGCCCTGGACCCGCCATCACCTCCTCAATTGGTGATGAAAAGTCTGCCATTTGAGATGTATCAACTTTATTTTCAGGCTCATTTCGGAGCAGTCCGGTGGGTACCCCCTCCTTTTTCTCTTCTGGGAGATCCTTAATCATATCAATCCCTGCATTTGGATCGTAACTTTGCATTCTACTCAGGACCTAGTTTTTTACTTTGTCTTTTTTACGAAACATTCCCAGTTGGGCCGTAGGCACGAACAACCTGCTATGCAGGTTGGTATCAACTACTTTGTCTTTTTTACAACAATAGTGGGGGCCCCCCTTGCTCTTGGTGGGGCAGTTCCTGGCGTCGATGCGGTTTGATGTCTCGGATTGTAGTGTCTCTGGTGGTACTGCCAAAAAGCAGGGCTCCCCACCTTGAAATTCCGGCGAATAGGTGCCTTGTACCAAAAAACCATGTCCTGAATCTTATTTGTTTTGCAAGTTGTGTCCAACACAAGACACTCGTAATTCTCAGTACATGCATCCATCACCTGACAAAATGAATCAAAACTGGGAAACATTCCAAAAAAACACTTGTACAGATTTTCTCTATTTTGTTTCACATTGTCTCGGAGTACAAAAACATAGTCTGTGTTGGAGCGAATCATAGGTGTCATATCCATAACATATTGGGTCGTCATCATAAAGAATATATTCCAGTGTCGTCCATTCATAAAGAGGTTTCTCATCACAGTGTCTCTCATGAATGCTCTGTCGTACATACAGTCATCCATCAAGATGAAGACGGGTGGGAGTCTTTCTTTTCCAACACGACCTGCAATTTTCTTTTGTCTTTCCATAATCTTTTCAATCCCTTCTCGATTGTAATCGGAGTAGACAAAGAGGTCTGGTATGAATTGTTTGTAGTGTCCGTTTCCATCTTCCGTTCCTGACATTGCAATACCTGCTGGGATGTTTTTTTTGTGCCAGAGGATATCTGTGACGAGGGTCGACTTGCCCGTCCCTCTTTTCCCTATGAAAACACAAACCTTGTCATCTCTCATCTTTGAGGGGTCGAACCTCTTGAGATTAAAACTCATTCCTGTATTTCACTTTCAAATTATGAATTTAAATTGGACGCGGGGAGGTGTCCAGAAGAAAACCTCAGTTTCTAATAGATGTCGTCTGCTGGATATATTCAGCTGGCTGCAGTGGGACAGCAGGATGCATTGCTCACAGGGTCCCCGAGTGTAACCTACTTCCAGGGTATGTACTCCCGAAACACACCCTTTGTGCTCGAGGCGTATGATATACCCTTCAACGGAACCCAACAAGCCTTTGGAACCCAATCTATTTGTAAAATTCCATTCAAAGGGGACATTGTCAGGGGAATGACTTTGAAACTCAACATGCCATACCTGAACAATCCTGGAAATGATTGGAATTGGTCGAACATTGCCAGTGAGTCTGGTTTTATTCCTAAAATATCAATTGACGGGAGGTACATCCGGGCTCCTACAACCGGCATCACCTACTACTCTACGAATTTACAATCTCAATTCCAAACTTCTCTTGGGTGGATGACTAACCCTGCAGTTACACAGTACACTGTCAGCACAACAGTCGCACCCGTGACAGGAACAAGCATAACCATCCCTTTTATTACTGGAAATGTACTCCCAAATTACAACATGTTTCCAGGGTACATTGGCACAACAGGTGGAGTGGTTGGTAACATGACGGTATCAACTTTTACAACAACAAGCATCACATTCACAATTTCATCCCAAACAACAAGTTCAATTCCAGCTGGAAATACAGTCTACATCACAGGGACAACAATGTCTGCAAATGTAACATATGATGCAAATGTCAACAAGTTTGCATTTACATCTTACTCGAATGTGACTGTTGAGCCGGGTCTTGCCACATTTTGGGGGCTTGATCCAAAGAATTTTGATAATATATTGCCAGATGGAAACTTGAATTATTTAGTGACATCGACGAGTTCACACCCTCAAGTTATTTTTAGTGGTAAAACTGTTTCATATGGCGACTTTACTCTTGAACAGGGGGGGTGGACACGAGGAAACGGACTCCCGTCAGCTGCAAAACGAGCTGGAATTTATTTTCAAGTTCAAAATCCAGTTGTCCCGTCTACAAACGCATCGACACCTTTTAAACTCGTCACCAAAGCAGGAGATGCATCACAAAATTATGTATTTTTAGATTTGTCTAAAAATTTGTATATATCTCAAGTGTCTGGTTCTACATTTTGTTTTCAATCTTCACTGGGGTCATTAGGGTTTACACAGTCTGGTCAATATTGTATTCGAGGGTCTTTTGTGTCTCTGTCTCCCACCGCCACATACTCTATTGGATATGGATTTTCAACAACAGACGGCCACCCAGGTACTGCACAATTCATATCTGAGCATGTTTTTTCACTCTCGGCGACAACCCCAACTCCAATTTTCACAATTCCTGTAAATGTTATAATTCCAAACGGTGTTTCTACATTGTTTATGTATATTGATGTTCGGATGCTTCCCGTGAATGGTGTGATACAGCCAGGGTCATGGATAGCCGTGGGACCCGTTGACCAAATTAGTATGGTCCAGACGCCTCTCGTCACGGGAACACAAATTGCATTACAAAATTTCACAAATTATACATCATCTATAAATCCTTTACTGACAATACTTCCAGCTTCGAATGGTTTTACTTTTAATCAGACGGGGACCTGGTTGATGACTGCTGTTTTTGCTTTTCAAACAAGTACACTAACGAGTGTTTCTGTGAGTTCGGGTGTGCGTGGCGCAAACACATACACTTACACGACATACCAAGGTCAGACACTCTATCCAAGCTTGGACTTTGTTATTCCAATTTCAGTACAGTACACCACACTTCCATACTTTATAGATATTTCCATGCAAAATTTGAGTGGAACTGTCGCTGCCGATACAATTGTAGGTTCGAATGTGTCGTACATACAGTTTATACAAAACACATCTCAGAGTCCAACATCATCTTATCCACAAAATGGTCTTATGTTTACACCTTCAATTCCATCTTTTATTTTGTCTTCGCCCATCAACTTTAACGCAGCTGGGTGGACAACAACAGGAGCTACTGTACAAATTGCAAAAAGCGGGTCTCAGATTGCTATATATGTCGGAGGATTGTATTATTTGCAGGCTGTTTTGTGTACATCTGATCTTTTACAGTCCGTCTCTGTGTCTGTGACGGGACCTTCAACCGTATCAGCAACCCATGTAATTTCGGTTGGACTCCTCCCACCGTACACAATTGGAATTCCTTTTTATGTTCCAAATGCAACAACAATTAACCCTGCACTCGCGAGTGTGTCATTTTTGGCAACCAGTGGAACAACAACAACGGTATACTCAAATACTGTATTTTCAGTCGGTCTCCTTGCCAGCAACTTGGTTCCAGTTTATACATATGTTGACTCTGTCGGAACTTATGTTATTGGTTCTGCCGATTTGCGTATTGGTGGACAGGTAGTTCAGAGTCTGTCCGGTGAACAGATTGAGTTGTACAACGATTTGTATGTACCATATGAGAATCAGCCGGGACTCAAGCTTCTGACTGGAAAGCTCGACACATCAAATGTGTTTGACCCTGGTCGAACATATTACACAAATCTTCCATTTTACTTTTATGGGAATTCGGAGTTGTCTATTCCTGTGTGTGCTCTTGGACGGTCAGACTTGGAAGTGGCGGTGACACTCCTTCCATTTTCTAATCTTACATTTGTATCTAATATTACGAGTCTGAATCAGAGTATGTCTATGACTGTGGTTGTTGAGTATGGATTTCTTTCTGACAGCGAGGTCAAGTGGATGACTAGGAATCGCCTTGAATACTTGATAACACAATCTCAGGCTCTTTCTTTTACACTCTCACCTGGATTTTCCACAGGAGTGTTCAACATGCCATTCTTGAATCCTGTAAGGGAATTGTACATTGTAATTCAGAATGCAGGTCAGGCTCCGTATGACTTTACAAACAACGGTCTTGTAAATTTAGGACTGAAACTGAACGGCCAAGAGTTTCTGAGTCGACAGGTGGTGGATGCCCAGTACCTGCAGTATGTACAAACATTTCAAAAATATAATGTGACCCCAACAAGATCCTTCTATGTGTACTCTTTTGCAAATGACCCTATGAATCCAAGACCAACGGGTCAAATTAATATGAGCAGAATAAAGGATATTTCACTCGAGTTGACGGTTACACCACTGGCATCAACCTCACGACTCCTTCGTGTCTATGCTATGAATTACAACATCCTCAGAATAGAAAACGGGATAGCAGGACTGATGTTCAACTTTTCTCAATTACATTAAAATTGGATAAACAAATTTCGCAGGAGATATCAGACATGGCTGCACGAGCCACACTTGCCTACTTTGGGGCGGATGATGTTATGCTTGTAGGAAACCCAGAAGTAACATACTTTTTGGAAAAATACACCGGTCAAGTCCCATTTGCCAAGCGTCTTGAGGTTTTAACCTTTGACAAGGATGTCCGTTTTGGAGCAGAAAACACAACACAAATTATAAAGAGAGGAGACCTCATTACAAATATATATCTAAAATTCACAACCCCGGTGTTGCCCACTGCATTTTGCGACTCGGTGATGACATCTATGATAGATTATGTTGAAATTATGTACAATGACCAGATGGTTGAGCGTTTGTACGGTGAGTACATTGAGATGATGTTTGATTTGAAGACACCAAAGGGGAAACAGGCGACCCTCCAGTATCTGTCTGGTCGGGTTTACCCTGCAACCTCGGCTACAGTAAACACTGAATACACACTCCCCCTGCCATTCACCTGTCTTCAAAAAGGGTTTGAAATGAAAGATGCTTATTTACAATTTCGTGTGATACTTAAAAAGTCATCCTTATTCACAATTCCAGCATACGAGTACACACTTCCAATCAACATTCAACTCCTTGTTGAGTATGCATACATCGGTTTCAAATTAAAAAGAGAAATTCAAGTGTACGAGCAGGTTCAGAGAATAGAGTTTTACGCCTCACAGGGGGTGAACAATGTAAGAATGAAGCTTGACATGATGAATCCAGTCAAAGAGATTTTTGTAGTTATACAAAATTCTAGTGCATTTGGTTTTGATTTTACAACAGATGGTTCTTTTAGTTCAGACCTTGCAAACTACACAAATGGTACTACAGAACAGCTTTCTAATTTAGTTTTAAAATTGAACAACGTGGAGAGAATAGACAAGAACATCGGAACCCCACTGTATCTTCGTGCCATCCAGGCTATGGAATATCACACCCGTGTCCCCGACAGAAAGTTTTATATGTATTCATTTAGCATTGACCCTGAGAATTCAACACCATGTGGTCAGGTGAACATGTCCCGAATTAACAATCAAATTTTAGAACTTACAATGAATCCAAGTGCACAGTCTCGTTTTATACGAATTTATGCAGTAAGTTACAACTTCTTTAAAGACGAAAAAGTTTTGTTCCCAAATGAGGAAGATGGTGGTCAGATAAACAACTTCCAAGGTAACTAAGTAATGGAGGAGGTGACTGATTTGTTTTTGCCTGTGATGGAGTCTGCTACAGTTCTGGCTTCGCACTATGCCAAGGCTTGTGGTCGTGACACTGTGACTGCGTATGATGTTCAGATGGGTCTTATGTATGCTGCTCGGAATGTCGCTGGGAAGCAGGTGGGGAGTCTCTACCCAGAGATTTACGAGGATGAAGATGAGGACGAAGAGGAGTGGGAGGAGGTTGAAGAGGTTGAGGAGGGGGAGGAGCCTTTCACTCGGTACACAGGCAGCGAGGAACTGTTCACCAAGATGAATGAGTGTTTTGACACGTGGGCCGAGTGGGTCCCGGAGACACCACTTGAAATTTCAATCAAGAATGCGGTAGACAAAGCAGGACAGAATATCTAATTAAAATAGGTGAATGGATGGAGAATGAGCCAGTTCCTTATCAACCGACGCGTCAGTACACAGAGTTTGTCGAGTTTGAGATTGAAGAGGTTGAAGTCGAAGAGCTCGAGTCCAAGGTGAAGTATTCTGTGATCCTTCAGGAGGAGGAGTACGAAGAGGTTGACGAAGATTTTTTTCGTGATAAATAGTACATATGGCAGGCGTTATTGGTTCAGTTGGTCTTCAGCTGGAGGCTCAGTCCCTCAACTCTATTGTGGCTGGTTTCTCCTTCGCAGCCGCCGTTGCTTGGATGGATGCCGTCCGCTACATGATTTCCCAGGTTGTCCAGGTCAGCAAGAATGGCGGCCAGTACTATGTGCTGAGTGCCATCTTCACCACCCTGCTGTCCATCCTGGTCTACATGACCCTGAAGGCACTGGTCACCAATGTGCAGCTGAAGGAGCCAGGCCAGGTTATGTACGCAGTCACCAAGTAAACAATCAACCAGGAGGCACGGGTCTCACAATAACAGGCGCAACAGCTCGCACCCTATTATAACCATAGTACCCAAGAGCTGCAATAATCATAAATATAATCAGGGTCCATCGACCCACAAGAGGCCGCTTCACATCCGTCTCTTTTGGTTTTTGAATTGTAATCATATCTTCCATAACTCTTCTAAGTTCCACCATGTCAACAGGAGGTGGCGGTGGTGGCTTCTCCTTTTTGGGTTGATGAAACCTCAAGACGAATGAGTTATTATTGAATCCGTTGAAATTCACCGGTTGTCCCGAGTCGTCTACCCAACGGACGGTCAGGCGGTCAATCTTATTGATTGGGTGTGGATAGGTCACCTCTGCCCTGTAGTCTGAGCTCTCAGAGTACGACTTGACTGCACCCGAGTTGACATTCATAGGTATGGATGCAAACGAGTTTCTGATGTTCCCACCCGTGTAGGTCCCAGACCCATCTGGTTTCATGCCGATGGCCTCTGCCGTAGAGGGTGTCCTCAGTTCAATAATGTCCAGGAAGATGTACTCATTCACCGTGAGGTCCACAATCTTGTCTGATTTTATGTAGTAAGCAGATCCTAGGGTTTGGGAGTAAGCGGAGTCCCCTGATGCGGGGACACCTGTGTACACCTTTGCATCCATCCCAAGCATTTTTGAAATTGAATTGGAAACTGTCAAAGTGAATGGTCCGTTGCTTTGGAAGAGAAACTTTCCGTCGAATGATTCCCATTTTACATTTGAAAATTGAGTAGCAAGTCTGGCGTTTATTTCGTCGACGAGTGCCGATGCCGTGTAGTATCCTGGTACAAGATTCATAATAGTTCCGTTAAAGTTGAGAGCTGCAGTTCCGTTTGTCAGATTGAAAACGGTGTTGGGTACTTTGGCTGTGACGAGATCCACCTGGGCGACGGTTGTGATGGGGTTGGTCAGGTGGAGGACATAGGAGTTACCACTCGGGTACAGGTTGGCGTCCCTGTTCTTCGAGTCAGCGTATACGATAATTTGCTCCATACTTATCTAAATTTATGTTTTAAATTAAATTGAATCCGTGGCACCGGGGTACTGAGTCTTTAAGTATGTGTATAGGATGGTATGGATTGGTTGAGACAGCTGGTCTTTGGTAATCGTCAGTCCGAAAGGCCTGCTGTCTTGTGTGAATATGTCAGTAGGAGAAGTGTAAACTCTTGCAGTAGTATGAATATTATATGTTCCGTTTGTGTTATATAACAAGGCAATAGTCTCGAATCTGCAAGAGATGTATGCATTTTCGAGAGTCTGGCCTCCTGTAATAGTATAAGATGGTACAGTGATACCCATTATAAAATATAGATATATTTTTATTCTCTAGTAATCGTAGATGTCTTTTCAGGGGCCTGGAACTGGGCTTACAGGGTATGGAGCAAGCTTCACAGCAGGAGGTGCAACCTATACAAACGGTAACATTGGAGGGAATGCTCCAAATGCAACCTATGCACAGGTCTCAGGATACACAAACGGTAACATAGGGGGGTACGCCCCACAGGCGGGGTATGCTAATCAGGCTGCTGCTTATACAAACGGTAACATAGGAGGGAATGCTCCAAATGCAACATACGCCCAGTCTGCCATGGGCTCGTGGGCTTGGTCTGGACAGCCAGGCACACCAGGTTGGTTATGGGGTTCAAATGCTGCTGGTCAGTATGCTGTTTGGCAGCCTGCAAATATCACGGTGGGTACAGCCAATTACACAAACGGTAACATTGGAGGGAATGCTCCAAATGCAACCAATGCAACCTATGCACAAGGCGCAGGAACTGCAACCTATACAAACGGTAACATTGGAGGGAATGCTCCAAATGCAACCTATGCTTATGCAGCTTATCAGTCTGGAGTTGGGACACAGGTTCAACTTATGGGAGGATATGCTTTTTCAAGAGCAGGAAGGTCTGCAGGTGGTACTGGATATGGATGGTTTGGAGCATACAACCAGCAGGCACAATCTGCATACGCTAACACCAATACTCAATTTGGCGGTGCTTGGACTGCTTTTGCTATTCCTACAGCTTATCAAAGTAACCAAAATGGTAATAATCAAATAACTTTGGGGCAGTGGCAGGGAAATAGCACAATTTATATGACGGCTACTCAAAGTTTGCAAGGGTCTTTTTCATGGACAGTTCTAGGTTAAAAAATATTAATAATAATATATGGCTAACAGAGATCCAATATTTCCACCAGGTCCTCCAGTTCACGAAGGTAAAATGCAGCATGTATATGTTAAAATTGATTCCGACGGAGGTTTACACAAAATGTGGATACACGAAGATTCAGATATACAGTGGCATCTAGATGAATATGATATGAATGATCACATACACGTAGGTTCAATAAAATGTGTAGACCCTGAAAGTATTTGGCCTAAAGAGGCCCCAATACCAGAAGAACACCTAATATATCATAAAATGGAAGGAGGCAATTTTGTTTTTTGCCCTATAAATTCAAAGAAAAATAGTGTAGAAATGTTGAGAAACGAAAGAAATATGTTACTTCAAGATTTAGATGTTCAATTTATGAGAAACTTGGAGGAGGGCAAGGACAACACTGAAGTTCTAAGACAAAAGAAGATTCTACGTGACATGCCGACACATGCTTTTTGGGATTGTTGTGAAGGTATTGAAGATTTCCAAAAAGTTAATTTGAAGGACATGCTCTCCACATCCACCCCGTGATTATATACTTGTTATTTGCATCAAACCCGCAGTGAATATAGTCCCAAGTTGCCGGAAAAAATAAAAATTTACCAGTCTCTGGTTTAACAGACTTGTGTAAAAATCCTGTATGACCCCCCTCTTCTATGGTATTCAAGTACCATATAAAAGTTAGAATTCTTTCTCTCCCAAACTTTATATTTGAATCACTGTGCCATACATAGAAACCACTCTTCTGAATCTGATACCCTGTGTGCCATGTGTCTAAAACCATATATTTATTTGGTGTTTTATCAAACAAGAAACCCTGATATATTTTTAAGTTTTCGAGCAACTTTTCATCGAGTACCTTGACTACATCATCCCATTCTGTAAATCTATTAATCAATAAATCTACAGACTTTTTCGTATCAGGTGTAAAACCACTCGCCGTGTGCCCCAGCTGTTTTCTTTCATCCTTTTCGAATCTTTCAATGATATCTTTGCAGAGAGAAGGACTTAAATTATTTGTAATCTCGAAAGTAAGATCGAGTGGATGACCCATACTACTCATTCATTAAACAGGAACTAAAAACTTTAAATAACCTTCTATACAGTAAGGGTATGTAAAATGAGTCGGAAATATAACTACATCACCTCCTTCGAGAGGTAATGTTCTCAGCCCTTTTATTTGAATTTTTCCTGTTCCTTCTAAAATTAGGAAACATGAAATAGGATATTTTTCTTGTTGCTTGTTGTAAACCCCAAAAGCCCTTGTCTCAACAATTTCAAATTTTTCAGGAATTGGAGGTTCAGGAATATCTAGACCAACACTCCGGAGATTGTTTAATATATATTTCATTACTTCTGATTTGTAGATTGCTAGAATATCGTCATTTTGTAGTAATCCTTGTATTTTTGACCATTTATCATAAAACTCCGGTTTTAGAATTTTTTTACCATAGGCAATATATTGGGTATTTGAATCTTTAGCCATTTGAGTCAAATTAGCAATATATAATGGAATAGGATTGAACATATAAAGCATGTCTCTTTCTTGGTGAGGAAAGAGTACAACTCTCTTGGTACCTTTCACCTGGCACAGCCAATTATCATACTCGTCATAGTGAATAAGTGACCTAGCATTTCCAAAATTTATCCACGCAGATGAGTTCCACAAATCTTTAGTATACTTTGGAGCATGTTTGTTCAGAACATCAGTATTTGCAACTTGAATAATATAGTAGTTGGGATTTTTCGACTCGTAAAACTGGTCATAAGTCATTTGTTCAAAATAACACTTTCCGTTAAACTTGTGAAAGACGCGCGCTGAAGGAAATAAACCGTTTAGATTAGAACGAGTAACATTCATAATTTTATTTCCACAAACATCTCTGGGATCGATGTATGGTAAGGAATGCGTATCCTTTCTAGGTAGAAGAAACGACGGATTCTCTTCTACCCAATCATTTTCAGGATAGTACCAATAGTTTATGGCATAGTTGAGACTAGTCTCCGGACAAGAATCCTCTGAAAAGACAAAATGAAACCATCCCGCAGGTATAAAGAGCATTTCACCAGGACCAATTGTAAACTCGTGTCTAGAAGCCTGATAGTACAAAGGATATTTTTCCTTATCTGGAAACTCTTCAGTTATTTCAGAGTATTTTTTCTCGGCTATATAGACATCCAAGTTACCCATATGTATAGCAAGTTCATCTGAAGTAAGTTGATTAGAATTCATTTATATCTTAAAGAAGTAATTCTCTAAGTAATTAGATGTACGAAATAATACCTTATAAATATCCCGCCCCCTTCTGTCTGATTAAGAATTTCTTCAATCAAGAAAAATTACAAAAAGTCAAGGATGAGCTGAATCAGCTAACACCTTACTTACTTGATTCATCAAGGACAGGAGCTGCTACAAAAGATAATGTCTTGTCGGTAAAACGCAAAGGTTTATTTATAAAAGAGGCAAATTTTCTCCGAGGAAACACTGGAATCCATAGTATATTTGATAAAATTATCGACCCTTTTTTTGTTCAAGAATTGTGTTCTAAAAGCTGGGTTTTCCAATACCTACAAAATTCACATCATGTTTCAACTCTTATTAGTCTCTACGAGGAGGGTGACGAGTATAAACATCATCAAGATAAATCAGTATTAAGTATTATTTATTATATATTTGACGGTGAATTCGAGGGTGGTGACTTTTATATGGACAATGTAAAGATTCCTATCGAGAACAATTCACTTATAATATTTCCTTCGTGTGTTCGCCATGCGGTTTCTCCTCTTACTGGCAAAGGAAAACGCTGGTCTATTACTACATTCTTTAATATAAAGAGTGATTTGCCAAATGATCCAATTAATATTTTTAATTTTACAAATTTCACGAGTCCGGATGAATGGAGTATGATTAAACAAACAATAAATAATGGAAATTGGACACTCTCAGAGAGATCTACTCCGGATCCACAATCTTGCAAACTCTGGAATATTGACCTTTCAAATAATGAGTTGTTCACCAAGACTCTGTTTGAAAGGATTCCCCACGGACCGTGGAAACTCCAGAGAGTTTATGCAAACGGTCAACTTCATGGACAAAATGGTGATTTCCATCAGGACAATAAGAAGAACAATTTTTGGACATTTTTATTATATGCAACTGACATTCATATTAATTCTATAGCAGCATGGGGCGGAACAACAGAATTTCAAACAGAGAATGGCGTAATCTCAGTATTTCCCCAACCAAACTTTGCCGTCCTTTTCAAGTCTGATATATTTCACAAAGGGAACGGTCCTTCACGGTACACGAATGATATGCGCGTTACTATAGCTTGGAAACTTGAAAAGGCTTAAATAATCTCCCAGTGAACTTTCGGTTTTCCAAAGACTGGAGGTGGTGTAATAAATAGATTTTCGTTAACAATATTGTACACAAAGGTATACCAAGTAATCGTCTCCCCTGTTGTCGTGTAGTCGAGCGTGCTCGGAAAAACAATAAAATCCCCCTTTTTCATTTTAAATGTAAATTCTGTGGAGTTGAACTCGTTCTGTGAAGTGTGAATAAATTGGAAAGTGTCACTGTGCCGAGTGAATGTCAGTGACCCATCAGATAGCATGATTATACCAGTAATTATGCTATTTCTATTATTCCTGACATTTTTGTTGAGGTACGACTTGGTGATGTAAAACCCAGTCTCTGGGGAAACCTTCATAATTCCGTAAAAATAGTCTCCTGAGCACTTTAGTGCAAATTCGCGAAGCTTTTCGTAGCCTTTTTCCTCAAAGACAACATCAGACTCAACTGGTTCTGGAACTTCAAATTCAAAATTATGTTTAAAGACGGGTGTAGCAAATAGTGGGAACAAACTCATTTACACTTTATTATGAATTTTTTCAAGGACACTCATCAACGACTCTGCACCTTCCGCCTCTTTCCACCATGTCGAGCGTGCAATATCCAACTCATCAAATTCATCCTTGTAAATCTGTTTCCAGTCTTGATTTTTGGGGTGAACCTTTTTCCAAAAATGCGTCTGATCATAAAAGTAATGTTCGAAACCGGCGGCAATTGCATTTCCGCCTGGCCACATCGAGAAAAACCTATCAGACAGATCAAATGTTGCCCTGACAAAATTCTCTTCAAGTGGAAACTTGGTCGCTGCAACTGCTTTCCAATAGTCTGTATCCTGCCGAGCACTAAGGGCGTAGTGCTGACCCACAAAAGTCACAAGCTGGTTCCACTGCCAATTGCATATATGATTGAAGCAGTCTCTGTCGTGCTGGTTGGGTGGAGCCCCTCTGAACAGAATTCTTAAAAGGTTTGACGATAATTCGTGTGAAAACCATAGACCAGTCGACTCGAGCGGTTCAATAAATCCGGCAGAAAGACCAACAGCCACAACATTCTTGACCCATATCCTCTCGTGAATTCCATTCTTCATCTGAATTTTCTTGTATTCGAGCGTCTCAGGGTCTCTCCCACCCTTTTTGAGGTGTTGTTTAAACTCTTCGAGCGCCTGGTCATCCGTGATAAACTTGTTTGAATAGACATACCCTGTGCCAATCCGTGACCAGATTGGGATGTTCCATACCCAACCGTTTCCAAGTGCTGTACAATTTGTAACAGATTCAAGCTCCTTTTCCTTGTCAATATATGGGATATGAGTGGCCCACGCCATGTTGTTTGGCAAAATATTTGAATAATTCTTGAACGGCTCTTTAAGAGCACCTTCAAGCAAAAGAGACTTGAACCCCGTGCAGTCGATGAAAAGATCAGCTTTGACCTGATGACCGTCCGCAAGCTCAACGTAGTTGATTCCATTCTCATCCGTCTCAATATGAGTCACGTCAATTTCAATTCGTTTTACACCACGAGGTTTACAATATTTCTCCCATAACCACGGACCAAACTTGGAAGCGTCAAAGTGGAGTGCGTAACAATTGTGTGGGAAAGATAAAGAATCTTTCTTAAACTTCTTCTGACGAATCAAAGCCATATTTGCAAAGAATGTATCTGAAAAAGCGTGATGTCTTTCTCGATCTATGAATGCACGTTTTGACCAAGACTCATAGTACTTTTTCTCTATACCAAAAGTCCCGAACGGATAATAAAAGTGGTGACCCGGAACTAAAAAATTTTCAAACTTTATAGCCAACTTGTAAGAAGCATCCGTGTCTTTCATCATATCCTCTGGATTAATTCCAATAAGATTCATCCATTCGATAAATCCATCGATTGTTGACTCTCCGACACCAACTTTCGGAACTGTAGGTGATTCAATAACTGTAACCTCTGCATTTGGAACTCCTATCAGAGTAGATGCAGCAATCCACCCTGAAGACCCACCACCAACAATTACAATCTTCATATTATTAAATAGTTTTAAATTTTTAAGTAAAAGGCACACCAGCTGCCCATACAACAAGTGAATACCTTGTCCCTTTTGTCACTTTAGTCACCTGATGTCTTAGAAATGATGGAAATATAGTTGCCGATCCTTTATCTTGAAGTGGAATTTCTAAATAGTCATCTGAATTTCCAATCTGGAGTTGCCCCCCTTGATATGTATCAGGGTCAGATAACTGAACTGAAATACTCAACTTTCTTGTACAGGTCTGTGGCGAAGGTCCATTGTCAATATGCCACCCATAGTAGTCTTCCTCCTCATATTTTGTAAACTGAATTGGTTGAAAAACCGAACCCTCCATGTTAAACTTGTACTTTTCCTTGTTAAATTCAAATGCAAATTCGAAAAGTCGTCTGTAGATCCATTCATTATCCTGATTTGATTCAATAACAATAATTTTACTCTTACGAGCTATACTCGAATCTTTCACAGTTGCCCCTTTCTGAAGATGCTTTTTGGAATAGGTATCAACGATGAGATCACACTCTTCGGGTGTGAAAACACCTCTTACACTGAAATATGCTCCAAGATCCATTAAAGAATTAAGGACAGAATTCTTTAATGGCTGTAAGTGTTTACGACAATATATTTACACCATCTGAAATGAATTCTATATTTAAAACTATATTTAATAGTCAAAATGAAAGTAAGTGGAGTATAAACAAACATTTTTGGGAGGATGGTATTCAAAACAAATCACTCGGAACTGTAAATATATTTAGAATAGAAGGTCCACTTCGCGCAATGATTGAAAAGATTCTTCAGAAATATCTACAGACTGGTGAAGTCCTTCAGTACATCCAGTACTATGAGTGGAATCAGATGAGTCAGATTAATTGGCACAGTGATAAGGGAAAAAAAGCCGCCATCACTGTTTACCTCAATCAAGAATGGGATCCAAATTGGGGTGGTTTTTTCTGTTGGCAAGAAAGTGCAGAAAAAGCTCATCTCCTCGTCCCGCAATTTAACTCGGCTATTGTTGTTCGAGGGAATCCTCCACATCACGTTTCCCTTATAAGCCCATATGCGCCAATTCGAAAAACTCTTCAAATCTGGATAATCGATTCTCAAGCTGCTCCCGCTTTGCAATCTCCTCCTTTAGAGCCTGTATCAGAAGAGCAGTAATGTTTCCATAGGACACTGAATACATACCATTATTGTCTTGATGGACAACTTCTGGAAGAACTTCTATAAGCTCTTGAGCAATAAGTCCGGCTTGTCTTTCAATCTTTATATCGGTACGGTCAAAGGTGTAACCAGTCACTTTATTCACTTTTTCAATAGCATCTTCAATAGGTGTCAGGTTTGTCTTTATTCTAATGTCTGAATTACAAGCAATACTACCTGCAACTGAAACTGATCCTCCAAATGATCCATTATTTTGTACAACAAGATATCCATCTGATGCACCAGATACGCCATATGGATTGTATGAAATTCCGTCGCCTACAAAACAGCTTCCATCCATTTGAATAGAACATTGACCAGGTCCTGATGAGAATGTAAACAACTGTGATCCTGAACCTCCTACATATTCTATTCCGGTAACAGAGTTTGTACTTGTACTTCCTGGTGCATTTCCCGTCCAGGCTGCAGATCCAAACTCCCAAGTTCCACCACCTGAATTACTCACAGCTGATGGTAAAATTTGGCCAGAAACAGTTTGATTTCCAGTGACAATCATGGATCCGTTATGTGTCCAAGTTTCGTAACTCTGTATTCCGCCAGTTCCTCCTGCTGCGTTGTTATAATACTGTAAATACATTGTCTGACCCGTCCCCGCGTCCAGATGACAGTTTCCGTTTGTCGATAGAAGACGAGCTTGTCCAGATACTGTGTTTCCAGGGTTTCCAGCACCTAAATAGAGATATGATCCCCATGTGGTGTTGGGTCCGAGAACAATCGTCGAACTGTCACCGTTTGAAAATGTTGCAGATGTACTGGTCAACCCTCCATTCACAGTAGCACCACTATTTATAGTACATCCACTATTTATAGTACATCCATTGTCCATCGTCACGTACCCACTGCCATTGTTGAAACGCCACGGACGGAGACCGTTCCAACTACCGTACTGGTCGCCAGAGGCTGTAACCAACCAATATGTATCCGAACCATCGTTTCGTATGAATGACCCATAGTTTCCTGCAATTGCACGGAATTGACCGGCGTCAGTAATGCTCGAAGATATAATCTGGCGAGAACCGCGTATCTGACCAGTCACATCAAGTGGATACCCCGGATTGCTATTCGCAATACCTATGTACCCGTTGTACCCAAGGAAAAGGGCGTCATTTGAGGCTGCCTGATTATTCACTGTAAACTTGTATGCAACCTGACCACCCGCCTGAACATATGAATAGAACCGAATGTTGTAAACAGAACCATCCGTTGCATCAAGACAGAGACCTCCCGTGGAACCATCGTTATATGAATTCCTAATAGTAAATCGTGCAAGTGGTGATGCGGTTAAGACTCCTACATAGGTGGTTGATGTTGGCGCAAGCATCAAAGTCCCCGATGCCCCGTTGTACAATCTGATTATGTCTTGTGTGTCGTTTTGGTAGTACATGTATCCACCCCCGTACGAATACGCGACACGACCTCTGAATGATGTTCCAGAATAGAAATGGAGTCGTGGGTCAGTCGTTCCTCCCGTCCCTGCATCTATGCGAATGCTTGGATTTGATGTTCCATACACATGAATCAAATCACTGGGACTTGTAACTGCCACCCCCAAATTTCCTGCAAGATATGTATTATTTGCATAAATATAACATGAAGCCATATTCACTAGTGCTGTTCCGCTTGTTGCTAGCCCTCTGATGACCAATGTATAATTACCACCATTACTTCCGGACGCATCACAAACATTAAAGTACGATGAGGTATAAGGTGATACAAGTGCAAACTCTCCATACATTGTGAATTGGCGTACTGGATTTGTCAAACCAACTCCCACATTCCCACCCGCACCGTTTAGAATCAAAGGGTTTGCACCAGTTCCCGCCGTCATGGACTGAATCAGAGAGATGTTGTTTGATGTATCGTACATAAGTCCAAGACGCTTGAGTGTACTCGTCACGCCTGTGATGACAAACTGTCCCTGACCGGGATCACCGGCATACAAACTAGTTCCCAACTTTGAATCTGCAGACACTGTGAGAGCAAAACCAGAGGAGCTCACATTCGGGCACCAAAACGAAACATTTGAACTTGCCACCATCGTCTGTGTTCCGAAACCAACTGAACTTGTGGAGGTCTGGAGATATATGTATGGTTGAGTGGAAGCACCTGCCAGCCGCAAGTCACCCGCGTTGTTTCGAATGGTCGCAGAATTTGCAGGGCCATCCGAAGGGCTCGACCCGTTGAGATAGAAAACACATGTACCCGACGCAGAGTTTTGTAAGGAATATGTACTCTGTTGAGTTGTCTGTGAGACTTGTACGAGTATACCGCCGAGTGTCGCGGAAACACTTGGTTGATACAAATGGAGTTGATACTGTGGATTCATAGTGCCTATGCCCACATATCCACTAAGACTTCCAGCATCACAGTTGATTGCCATTGCATTACTCCACGTCTTTGTGGATGATCTATACTGAAAAACGAGCGGGGTCAAACCAGTTGAATCTGTTGTTGTAAGAATACGATGCCCCGAACCCGAAGAAGATGTACCCGTCTTGAATTCAAGCCCACCATTGTATCCAAAATTAGGAGTTTGATTTTGAATTCGAATTGTACCTGTGTATGTGGCATCCATAAGGTTCGAAAAAGAGCCTAAACCACCATAGACATCAAGGGGTGTCCCGGGGTACTGGTTTACAGTCGAGGAGCCAGCCCCCCAACTCATAGTTGAATAAGGACCCCCCATACCAACATTTGCAGTTGCATAGTAAATAGGAGGTGAAACAAATCCAGGAACCTGTGCCCAAATAACTGTCGCGGAGGGTCCACCCCACTGAAGCCCGGAACCTGTGCCCGTTGCAGTAATATACTGACCAGCAGCACCTGTGATACCATTAATACTTATACCCGCAGCACCAAGCCCAAGAGTCGATGAAAATGGAAGAGTACCAGAACTCACATTTGAAATATTCAAATTCCAAACACCAGAAGCATTCCCATAATAATTCCCAGTCATAGTCGCATACATTGCGTTCAATACAGACTGAACATTTGCGGTAAACACATTCATATTGAAAATGTTTGCATTCGATGACACATTCAAGTTGGAGTGAAACACAGTCACAATATTAGCTGTATTTATATTTGCAAATTGGGAAACAGATAAATTTGCTAAATTGGCATAATAAGATATGTTCAAATATTGTACATTTGCATAGACTGTGTTTGATGTTTGAATATTTGCAGTGACAATATTACTTGAAATTATATTAGCCAAAGTAGTTACCGTGAGTTGTGTTATGTTTGCACCGGTAGACACATTGAGGTTCAAAATATTGGAAAATACCGAGTTTAGTGATTGGTTGTTTGCAGTCACTATATTTGCAGATGAAATATTTGCAAGAGTTGTTACTGTGAGTTGAGTTATGTTTGCACCTGTTGACACATTTAAGTTTAAAATATTTGAGGAACCTATATTTGCGTTATAAATATTTGAAGTGATGATGTTTGCAGTAAAAATATTTGCAACAAAACCAACATTCAAATAGGTTGTGTTTGCCGCGACACTTACATTCAGAACCTGAATATTTGAGTACACAATATTCGCAGATTGGATATTTGCAGTAACAATATTACTTGAAATTATATTTGAAAGTGTCGTGACTGTAAGTTGAGTTATGTTTGCACCGGTAGACACATTGAGGTTCAAAATATTTGAGGAACCTATATTTGCGTTATAAATATTTGCAGTGACAATGTTACTTGAAAACATATTAGACAGTGTGGTGACTGTGAGTTGTGTGATGTTTGCACCGGTAGACACATTTAAGTTTTGGATATTTGAGGACCCTATATTTGAGTTGAAAATGTTTGCAGTGATGATGTTTGCTGTAAAAATATTTGCAATAAAAGCTACATTCAGATAGGTTGTGTTTGCACCGACACTTACATTCAGAACCTGAATATTTGAGTACACAATATTAGCAGATTGGATATTTGCAGTGACAATGTTACTTGAAATTATATTTGAAAGTGTTGTGACTGTGAGTTGGGTTATGTTTGCACCTGTAAAGACGTTGATAGAAGCCATATTTGCGTATCCCCCTGTTATGATATTCATGTATGAGGCATTTGTGGTGACGCTGAATATATTTGTGACATTAATTGAATTTGATATGTACACATTTCCTGTGACATTCATTGCCATTTGAGCTGTTGATGATCCTATGTTTGCTGTTTGGAGGAAGGAGTTTGCGAAGAGGAGTGAGGGCCCACCGAGACCGGCGGTTCCCGTCGTGGCTGGAACGATGATACCTGCGGTTGACATGTAGGACCGAGTATCTGTGAGAAAGGTGTTTTGAAAGTGGTACACGGAGTTTTGGAAGGTTGCCGTGTTGGTCACATTTGAAGACCATATGTTTGCTGTGAATATATTTGCGAAAGAGTACACATTTATATTGGCGGAGTAGACGTTGCCCATCCTCTGTGCAGCCGTTCCAATTCCAGATCCTAAATCAGAATTGGGAATGATGTTACTGCTGTGGGTAGTGACACCGGTGACTGCCAGTGTCCCCGCCATAGTCACCCCAGAAAGGGGGCTCGAAAATGAAGATGTACCAGTTCCCTGAATGGTCAGATTTCCAGTAGCTGTGGTGTCCCCCTGGCTCACCACATTGCCAAAGTTGGTGATGGTCGGCATCTTCTAGTAAAACACAAGATTAAATTAACAGTCGGAAGTGTTCTTGTAAACATTTTGTTTTATGAAGCCGTACAGGAGTTGATGAAGAGGGATTTGTGTTTGTTCCACTGTTATAGCATAATCTATACAACCTGTCTGAATTGGTTTTAAATTGTTTTGACAGGCTGCTTGATTGACCCAAATTGAGTACGAAGCACAAGCAGTATAAGCTACATTCGAGTCGGCTCCATCCGCTGATAGGGTCGCGGACTGACCTGGTATAATAGTTACATGTTGCTTGCGAAATGAAAGGTACGCCCCCGTGACAGTCATTCCATTCTCGAGTGTAATCTGATCATTAATAGTAAGACCCATATACGACTTAAGGATATTTTATTCTTTAAATTCATGCTTGTTTGGGATGGTATTCTTGGTCATGAATTGGAAAATTCTATAGAAAATATATTTACAGATGACCGTTTTGAATGGCACCTGACACAATCAACAATACCATCTACAAGCTCAGAAGATGAAAATATATTCGACTTTCAACCAAATTTTTATCATGCGTTTTATATTTACAAATTAGGAAAGGTATCTCCTATGTTTGACATAGTTGACAAAATTCTTAAAAAGTTTTGTGACAATACTGGGATTATAGTGAAAGAACTTTTGCGTGTTAGAGCAAATTTATTAATTAGAATAGGAGCTCCGGAAGGGCATTATACGCTTCCTCACTTTGATACATATGAAACAGATAACAAGGATACAGACTTTATGGTTCTCATTTATTATGTCTTGGATTCAGATGGTCCAACACATATATTTCCTGAAAAGGTTGACCCTAAAAAAGGAAGATTTGTTCTTTTTCGTAATAAATTACACGCGGCATCATTTCCTATACATAACAAGTTAAGAATTATTATTAACTTTAACCTCAAGCTCTTTGACCCGAGTGGTCAACTCCTTGATAGCCTCGATAAGTAAAGGTACAAGCTTTTCGTATTGGACTGTGAGGTAGTTTTCTCCAGTCGGCTCTTTAACATCAAATGGAGCCTTCATAACAATCTCTGGAATAACCTTCTGAACTTGCTGAGCAGATACTCCAACCTTTCTTTCACAAATATCAAACTTTTCATCATCTCTGAACCCATATTTCTTGGCAACCTCATTTGGAACATAATAGAAACCGTCCAGAGAATTCACCTTGTCGAGTGCGTTTGTAATTGAACCTTCAATTTTCTTAAGTCTTTCATCTGAATATGCAGAAATTATATTTCCGTTACAGGTTAATGTACCATAAGCTGCCCATCCATAACTGACTGCTTGACCCATAGCAGTTCCTTGGTAGCGAATATCTGTATTATTGCCGTCAAAGTACATGTACCACCACCCCTGTTGTTGTCCATAGACTCCACCGGTTGAACCATTGTGCATCAAACTCATCGAGTTTTCACACGAAAAGCCCTGCCAACTGTTTGCACCTGTACCATATGAATCAAGGTTTCCATAGGCCGCGCCGTTAATCTGAACACCTTT